ATGTAACGACCGTTGACCAATGTATACCCATCACCAACATTGTTGAATACCGGAATATATTTCCGTTTAGTCACACCATCGAATCTGAAAGCTTTATTCGATGTTGCGTCATAACGGTACCAATCACCATTATCATCATTGAAAGCGTAATGCTGTTCGGTATCAACCAACGTTGTGTCGATGAGGTGTCCAGGAATGTACACACGGTTTTTCTTGGTTAAATCCAAGTACTTGGTTGCATACTTCAAGTTGTACTCACGGAAATTACTGTCCGTGGCCTGAGCCCTTCTGACCGCGTGCAGCGAGTCCGTTATGATGACTGAAGGCACAATGGTTCTTGAGAACTTTTCAACCTCACCACCGAGTTTAAGAATGGATTCTTTGGCGCTTTTACGTACATAGGCCCCTTCGAAATATTTTTCGGACATGTCCTTTATGTCGGTGCCAAGCTGACGGCAGCGTTCCATGATGAACGACCAGTCGAAGTTCTCACCGTTGTGGGCTGTAATAACATCCGGCTTGAACGTGTATATTACCCTGAGCATGTCGTCAATCAGTTTTAACTCTGATTTGTCCTTTTCAGCCTTTGTACGACCGGTTACAGTAAAAATCTTTTCAAACGGTTGTTTCACACCGTTAATCTTCACATCTCGGTTGAACCTGATACCGTTCATCTTGATGCGATGGATTTTCGGGTCTAAACCCTCGGTCTCCAAGTCAAAGATTAAACGTAGGAGTTCGTCGTAGTCATCATACCCCTTGAACATTCGTTTGCCCGTCCGGATCATATGTTGTTCCTCCGGTGGCACCGTTATGTATTGACGCCTTTCTTTCAGCGACTGTTCGAGCCCATCGTCTTCCTTGTTCCTGAACACGGGGTTTCCACAACGCGTGAAGAAGTCGAGGAAACGGTTGTAGCTCATCGGTTGTGTCGCGTAGAAAAGGAATGTGTACCCGTCGACCATCTTGTCCACGACATTCCCGTTCATGTCGGTCACGTCAAGTTGTTTGACCCACATGTGGTGCTTCTTCAACTCTTCCTTAACACGCTCTCGGTTTCCGTCACACAACGCCTCACATGCACACCTTCTCGCCCACAACATGGGATAGAACGGCTCTTTGACCATACATTTGTTGTCGTTCTCGTCCCGGTAGTAAATTTTTACAAAATCGTCTTTATAGGTGCAGCCGAAGTTAACAATACGTTCCATCGGGTCTCTGCCTTCCAGAAACTTACTGACCTCTTCGTCTGTTATGATTGGTTTTTGCATGTGTTTCTCGTAATATTGATTAAAACGTGTTCGTGTACGTTTCCTAATAAACGGAAAAAATAAACCCCGAAAAAGTTTCCGGGGCATTTTTTCTATTTTTCTTCTTGGAGTAGTTCTTTCCGGACTCGGTCCAACGTTTTCCCGAGGAGATTGAGACCGTTCCATTGAGTTTCATCATCGACACGTCTGTCGCGATAGTCGATACCGACTCCCCAAATTTTGTCAAACGGACTTCCTTCAACGAACTTCTTGTCATCGAACTTCGGATCCAACAGGAACTTTCGGCATTTCTCATCCTGTTCGAACTTAGCCTTAACGACCTTGTACATGGCATCTTCTCTTACTTTGGACCACTTGTTGTCGTTGAAGTTTTTGACTTTTCGACCGTAATCCTTGGCCTCATTTGGAGATTGTGCTGACATAATCAGTTCGACAGCCTCGTCGTCATGGAAACACAAGGCCTTCTCAACCATGAAAGCCTGCTCGGACCACCTAAACGTTCTGTCATCGAGTTCGAAAGAACAATCACCAAAATTGGAAAGCAAACTTCCCCAAAATGCAACGTGCTCATTATAAACTATATAACCGTCATTTTTACCCATAACTAATTGTTTTTCAATTGTTTAACTTCCATGTTATAACCATAGGGTTCAAGTTTTCCAAAAACTTCATCCTTGTTCATACCGAATTTCAAAGTCATCCGGCCATGTTCCGGGTATGCTTCGAGGTTCTCGATGTCTATCCATGCAAGAGCCAAGACCCCGTAGGTGGCATATTCCATGGAATAGCACATAGTTTCCTGAGCCGTTTTCAACGGGAGGTCGGTGACAACAGTATAGACTTCTGAGTATGTCGTGTCGTCCGGGCTAATGTCACCACATGACGCAGGGTTGTCGTTGTCCCAATCAATGCCCCAAACGTATTCGGGTGACTCACTGAAGAGAAAATCATATTCGTATTTCCCGTCCGCGCGTCTGCCGACTTTCCTGACATAGACCAGAACCTTTCCAGTTGTTTGTTCTTCAGAAACCAAGTTCATCGTCATATTCGTCGTTTTCTTTGTCAATTCCGTCCATGGACTCCATCAACTCATCAACAGCACTTTCGTCGCCATGTTCGACAGGTTCGGGCTCCGGCATGTCAATCCCGATTGAGGACAGTTTTTCCTTCACCGATCCCATAGGTTCACCAAAGTCTAATTTGAACAGGTCTTCCCCAACCATAACCGGTTTGTCGTCGATCGGACTGAACATCAGCGGTATAATCCCGTCAATACAATCCTGCATTGAGAAACAGTTGTTCTTCGCGGCTATTTCCATGGCCTTGTTGAATTTTACGACAGCCCTTGATGTGATGCAGTTCTCGTCCGGTTCGAGTTTGTTCGACAGTGACGCCGGGGCTACGTTGAAATAGTTTCCCCATACGGTTTCCGTGTCGGTGGTGAAATGGAACGTGTACAAGATGTTTCCGTCCATGTCGGTACCGTTCTCCCCAATGAAGGCAAGGTATTCCTCGTTAGACATTGTTCGGGTCCTCCGTTTTTATCAGTGCATTGATGGCGAGGCTCTTCCTCATGACCTTTGTCCACATCTCCTCGTAATAAGTCCCTTCGAAGAATTGGAAGTAGATGTCGACCGGTTTCCTTTGTCCGATTCTGTGCACCCTGTCGACCGCTTGGTTATTGTCACCAGGGACGAACGACATGTTGTTGAAAATCAACTTGCTTGAGTTGACGAGTGTGATGCCGACGCCGGCGCTCTCGATATTGCCGATGAAGACTTTCACGTTGTCGTCGCGTTTGAAAGAGTCTATGGCCTTGTCTTTCGCCTTGATGGTTATCTTGCCGTTGTAGATGACACACTTGTCCTTGTAGTAGTCCGCGAGCGTATAGAGTTCGTCGTCGTAACAGCAGAAGATGACAACCTTGTCCCCGTTGGCTATGAGTTTGTCCGCCAATTCGATTGTCATGGGAACCATCTCGTTGGAACAGTAGCGGCGGTAGACGGCGTTCTCAAGAAGGTCCTTGTTGAGTTCCTTGGTCGGGTCGAGTTCGAGTTGCTCGGCTTCGTATTCCTCCCAAAGTTTCTTGTATTGGGCTTCCTGTTCAGGGGTAAACTTGTAGTGCAGTTCATGGATTCTCTTCGGGGGAAGCTTGGCCAGAATCTCCTCCTTGACGCGCCTCATGTAAATGTCCGAAATGCGGTAATAGAGTTCGTTGAGGTTAGTGGCTCCCTTGTCGACGGTTATCATACGGGCATGTTCCCTGACGTACTTGTAACAGCGCTCTTTCTCGGCCGGATCCAAGTCCATCCAGGAATTCTTCTTGACGAACTTGAGGAAATAGCCGGTCCACTTGTCTTTCTCGCCTTTGGCGGGCATCTGGAAGGCTCCGCAGTAACGCTCCATGTAATATTTCCAGTCGTCGGTCACGTTGCTTCCGATGAGTTTGAGGACGTAATAGAGGTTCTTCGGGTTGTTGGTGATGGGCGTTCCGGTCGCCATGTAAATGCTGTGCGGGTTGCCGCGCTTGATGACGTGCTCGATCGTCCTGTATGTCGCCGATTTGTTGGTGGACAGCCTGTGGGCTTCGTCGACGATCATCAACGACTTCTTGCCGGAAACATATTGGAGTATCGGGCTGGAATCCAACGATGCCTGCAGGTTCGCTTTGCTTCTCGTCTCGGGTCTGTTGTAGAACTCGTCGAGAATGTCGTAGTTGACGATGACGAAACGGTTGTCCTTCCATTTCCCACGGGCCTTGGCCTCGGTCAGGAGTTGTTCCTTGGTCATTTTCGACTTCCCTTCGGAATATCCGAGGAACTTCTCGAGTTCGGGCTTGTTCATGGAATTGAAGTTGTCGATGATGGTCACGTCGCGTTCGGGTACATACCATTGGAGTTCACGCGCCCATGTCGTTTTAACCGATGCCGGGCATATGATGAGCACCGCGTCGAAGTTGCCTTCTATGGCAGCCACGGCCAGTTCGAGTGTCTTGCCCAATCCCATATCGTCGGCAAGGATGCATTTTTTCCGGCTCAACAGGAACTTTATTGCCTCTTTCTGGTGGTCCATGATGAAGCGGTCCGGATCCTTCGCGGTCG